CTCGGCGCTTTCCAGCCATGCGTCGTAGGCTTCCAGATTCCGGCGGGCCAGCTCATCCAGGAGCCAGCCCCGAATCTCGAAAACATCGCTGTCGGGGAAACAGGAGTCAATCATCTTTCCGGTTTCGATGAGGTGGTGGATCAGGTGGGCGGTGCTGCGCGTCCGGAGCAGGGCGGTGATTGATTCGTTTCTCACGATGAAACTTGACATAATAAAATCCTCCTTGATTTTCTGGTGTCAAGGAGGTATAATAATTGCGCTCCTTGACTTGTGGTGAGTTGGTGAGCATTCGGGAATGTGCTGGTAACACGTTCCCTGTCCTCGGCGGGTGCTGGTAACACCTGCCGGGGATTTTTTCATTTCTGGGAATTTGCGATGTCCTCACGGATCAGCTGTTTGATGTAGCCGTTCCTGTTGGTTACGCTGGTAAGGCGTTCCAGGATATCCGCGTCGGTTCGGTGGTTCAACTTGATTGTGATGATGGTGGTGTTTGCCTTCATCCAATCCCGTTTTGCTTGGCTGTCAGCCATGTGGCTCACCTCCTGTGACTGCATCATATCATAGGTATTACCTACTGTCAACCCCCTTTCGAAAATATTTTTTTCCTCCCCGCTCCCTCTGCTCCCGGGAACCTCAGGCCAACAGCCCGAGACCCGGCATCCGGCAGGGGTTTTTCTTTTGCCTTTTATGGTTTTATGGCAAAACGCGCGCCCTTTTACCCGCTGGCGGATTGCGGAAATCTGCCCTTGACAAAGTGCGTTTTCTTTGTAATTCTGGGCGGTAACAAAAAGAGCAAACCTGACGAAAGGAGAAAAATATGGCCGGCAATCAGAATTCGGGCCAGAAACTGGCCTTTTCCATCCCCGACAAGGAGCTGGATGCCAAAATTCAGGACTACAAGAACCGGGTCGCTTCCGAAGAGATTCCCCGGGCATCCTGGGCAAACTTCTGCGCCTTCCTGGGTTACACCGAAAAGGAAGTTGCGGAAGTGATCGCCAAGGGCGGCGACGACAGCAATCCGGCGGGTGCATATTATAAGCGGGCGATGGCGCTAAAAAGAATGGTCACCTGGGTGCGGGGACAGCTGGCCAGCGGCAAGGGCTGGAACGGTCAGAACCAGAGCCGGGCTATCTTTCTCATGAAGCAGGACCACGGCGACGGGGTCCGGTACTCCGATCAGGACGCAAAGAACGCAGGCGGGCCCGCTAAAGTGGTTATTAACTTCGGCGGGGATGACGCAAGGGCCAAGAAGGCCGGAAAATGAACGAACGCAACAAAATAAATATTTGGTTGCGTTTAATCGGCCTTTTTGGGCGAAATGACGGGGTTTTATCGTCAGATTGTTGTGAATGTGCCGAAAGTCTATGAGCAGTGGACAAATGGGGTAATTCAGGACCGGAAAGAGCCGGATTGCCGGGAATCATTGGATGCAATCACCGGGCCGCTGGGCCTGTGCGGCGGGGCTGAGGCTATGAGCGGGAGCGCCTGCGGGCATCTGAGCTTTGAGGTATGCCCCGATCAAGGGGGTGGGGGTGCCCCCGGGGAGGCGGAAAAACGGGCGGTCCGCGCGGAAAGCCCCCTGTATATGCGCCACATCCGCTGTGCACCCCCCTTACCTTTTGGATTTGACTGCAAAACGCGAAACTTGTGTGAGCAGTAAATCTATCTATTACATCTCAGGTAACTGTTAGATTACTACTCTAACGTTACATACAGGTAAGATATATATAAATATATATTATATACAATTAGTAGCACCGATTTCAGACCTATTCCCCTCCCGCGTCGTGCGGCAACAGATGGGCGCGGGGGGGTAGGAGAAAACAGGCCGGGGGTGTTTTGAAACACCGGGCCTGAAAAAATAATTAAACATCAGGAGAAGAACAATGAGTGCTGTAATCATTCACAGATATGTCGAACAGAATCCCAAGCGCCTGAAGAAGGACCACTGCGCGGACTGCGCAAATTGTGCCATGGCGGAGAGAATTCGCATTCTGAGCGGCGGCGAGGGCTACCAGTGCAATGCGCGACTGTATGATATCAAGACTTTGGCCTGCTTCATTCCCAAGCCCTGCGCCACCACCATGACCTTCGGCGAGGCCATCGAAGCAGTTAAGCGTGGCAAGAAGATTTCCCGCGCAGGCTGGAACGGCAAGAACCAGTATGTGGAGCTGGCTTCCTGCATTTCCTACGAGAATGCCGCCGGTGAGGCGGTGAACGCGGATCATCAGAACATCGGCAACAGAGCGCTGGCCTTTGTGGGCACCTCCGGCACGCAGCTTGGCTGGCTGGCATCTCAGGCGGATATGCTTGCTGATGACTGGATCATCAGAGAATAACCGACAAGCCCGGTTCGCCGGGCAATACGGGATCGTAGCTCAGCCAGGTAGAGCGGCAGGTTGAAGCCCTGCGCAGCGTTGGTCCGAATCCAACCGATCCCACCAAATGTCTCCGTGGTGTAGCGGCAGCACATCAGTCTTCCAAACTGATTGGGCGGGTTCGAATCCCGTCGGGGACTCCACATGCCGGTGTAGCTCAACGGGCGGAGCTGTCTGCGAGAGCAGACGAGGGAGGTGGTTCGCCCCCCACCGGCGCCACGTGCAGCCCGGCCCGGGGACCGGGTGTCTAGGGTGCGCACAACAGCTTTTTGGTGAAGCCGATGGGGAGCTTCAATGCAGAGCTGCCCTAAATGGGCGGTCGGCCCCAAACCATAACAGAAGGCGCAACAGTTCCTATTGCGTCAAAGCGGCTTGCCCCGGCCGTAATAGGGGCGACACGGAAGATTAGTGTAATGGTAGCACAGCGGTCTAGAAAACCGACATGGAGGTCAGCGATGGTCTCTTGGGGGTTCGAGTCCTCCATCTTCCGCCAGCCGAGGGAAGCCTGCGTTGCAACGGTGCAGGTCAAATCGCTTGACGATAAGGGTTAGGGCGATTCGTGGGTACAGCTGACCACGGAGTTCGTGGCATCGGAACAGAAACGATGCCCAACATGGAACAGTAAGCATAACAGGTACTGCCGCTGATTGCTAATCAGTTCACGGATGGATTTCCGTGTGTCGGTTCGAGTCCGGCCTGTTCCGCCAATCGACAATTTCCGACACAGGAGGGCAAGCGTGAGAACAGATGAAAAAGGATTTCTCCTCTGCCCGAAGTGCGGAGGGAAGACCAAAACCAAAGTAACCCCCGGGCTGACAGCACTGACGAAATTCCCGCTGTTCTGCCCCTGGTGTAAGCGGGAAACCATCGTCAACTATCCCGCAGACAATACAAGACCATAAGCCGGAGCCTTTGAGCCAGTGCAGACACATTTTTCGTGTGTCCGTGCTGGCTCATTTTTATTTCCGGGGAAGGAGGAAGCCGTGGCAAGAGCGGCAAAAGCCGGAACCCAGAGTGCCGCGGTGGACATCAGCTTTGACCTGGGGTCTCCCAACTCGGACCCCCAGTGGGAATACTTCACCGCTACGAACAAGTACATCTGCTACGGCGGCGCCAGAGGCGGCGGCAAGAGCTGGTCCACCCAGAGAAAGAGCATTCTGCTGGGGCTGAATTACCCGGGTATTAAGATGCTGATCATCCGCCGGGAGTACAGCGATATGGAAAACTCCATCATCGATCCGATTTTGTCAGTGCTTCCGGTGTCCCTGTACACCTACAACAAGACGGACCACCTGCTGACCTTCAGCAACGGCAGCACCATCAAATTCGGCAATATGCCCGGCTACGGCGCAGCGGTGGCAGGCCGATACCAGGGACAGGAATACGACGTGGTGTTCCTGGAGGAGGCCACCCAGTTCCTGGAGAACGAGTTCCGGGGCCTGGCGGCCATCGTCCGCGGTACCAACGATTTCCCCAAGCGTATGTACCTGACCTGCAACCCCGGCGGTGTGGGCCACTTCTGGGTGAAGCGGATCTTCATTGACCGGGCATTCCGGGACGGAGAAGATCCCCGGGACTATCGCTTTATCAAGGCAACGGTGGACGACAACAAGGATCTGATGCGGGCAAACCCCGACTACGTCAAGCAGCTGGAGCTGCTGCCGGAGGACATCCGCCGGGCCCACCGCTACGGCGACTGGAATGCCCTGAGCGGTGTGTTCTTCGGAGAGTTTACCGACGGAATCCACACCTGCAAGCCTTTCCCCATTCCGCCTCACTGGAAGCGGTACCGGGCCATGGACTACGGCCTGGATATGTTCTACTGCATCTGGGCAGCGGTGGACGAGAAGGGCCGGTGCTACGTATACCGGGAATTTTACCAGCCGAACCTGACCATCTCGGAGGCGGCCCGGCAGCAGCTGCTGCTGACCCGGCCGGACGAACAGATTCACTACACCATTGCGCCGCCGGATATGTGGAGCCGGAATAACGACACCGGCAAAACCAGAGCTATGACCTTCATGGAGAACGGTGTCGCCCTGGTACGGGCGGACAACAACCGTATTGCCGGCTGGTCGGCGCTGAAAGAAATGTTCAAAGTGGAGAGCGGCAAAAAGCCCCGGCTGCAGCTGTTCGACACCTGCGGCAAGCTCATTGAGTGCGTCAAGTGCCTGCAGCACGACAAGACCGTCACCGATGACGTGGCCAAGAACCCCCACGAAATTACCCACGGACCGGATGCCCTGCGATACTTCGCCCAGACCTACGTCCTCCCCGCTGAGATCCAGACGGAGGAAGAGGAAGACGAGGACGAGCGCGAAAGCCAGGACTATTTCACTGCCATGTGCGGCAGCGGTGTAAGCCAGAGCTACATCCTGGCATAACCACGCAATCAGCGCCCTACCACAGGCGATGATATACGGACTACCAGATCCGATACCGAAAGGAGAACACCATGGAAGAAAACACCCCCATCGATGTGGCCGAGGACGGCTACGCGGAGTTTGAGGCGGGATTCTCCGGAGACGACGGCTACCAGACCGAAGAGACTCCGGAAGTGACCGAGGAGGACGCCGGCACAGAAAATACCGACCAGCAGACCGATGAAAGCCAGCAGACGGGTGAAGGAGCCGAAGACGAAACCGGCGAAGAACCGGAAGAGCCGGAGGAGGA